GACCCCTAGTAAGGTCCCACGTCCTTCAGTTGTTGTCTAAAAGGATGAGCATATGATTGTGTATTTGATAAATTTTGTTGAGTTTGTTCTCAAAATCCTTTATCTCATATCGACCATATACGTTCTTTTCCCAAAGGTGTTCCGTAAGGTTCCCCGTTGGGCGAAGCATCTTTTTAGACTCACTGTTAACAGGAAAGGATAACCCGTGCGCACTCGATCTCGCACCAAAACCAAGACTATTAAGGGGTATGTGAATACCACTTATGTTCGTACTACCACTCCGCCTTTGAACGTGTTTAAACTCACGACATTGCAGAGTGTTAATACCAGTGTACCCGAGCAATCGAGTACTATTGTTGATTCTGTTGCGACTAGTCGCCCTGAAGTCTTTGTCGATCCGAAAACTGGAATGTGGAAGCGCATAAGGGTCCCTAAGCCTAAAGCTTATGGACACCTTGGTTCTTCCTTTGTTCAAGCTTTTCGTACTGGCAAATTCAAACCTGTTCAACCTTGCACACATACAAAGACTGACTATGCCTTTGAGGCTATAGATGGTAACTTTGTTATTGAGGCAGGGAAAACACAGGTAGGTCGAATCGATGCATATACGATTACTGCACCGAATCATAAGGCGTATTCCGCGATTTACGGTGGTAGCAGCATTGAAAGCACTGGTTCTGTGAACCAGGCCTACACTGCAGGCAACTTCCGGAAGGTCGATTGGTTTGCTCTGATGGATTCGTTTAGCCAGTCGTGTGAGGAGTTTGTACACTCTGCTTTCTTAGGTGGTGAAGACATCAAGGAGAACAAAATCTTTGTAGATGCGTTCAAATTGGTGTTGAATCCCTCTAAGGCAATACAGAACCTTGTCAAGATTGTCAAGGACACTGTACATAGCAAATATGTACCACAACTCACACTGGGCCAGCTAGCACGATCGTATAGGAAAATAGCCAAGAAGGGCGCAAATGCCGACTTACAATATAAGTTTGGCATACGTCCAGCCATTTCTGACATCATAGATACCCTCGACGCTCACTCTAAGGTGAGCTCTCGTATGGATTTCTTGAGAAAGATGGGCGGTTCTTGGATTCCTATCAGGGTTAAGCAAGAAATTCTTGCTAGTAGCACGAACAGTCCTCCCGGGGGCTTAGCTCCCGGAGTCACCACTCAGTATTATGCACTCTGTGATTTTAAAAGAACCACAGGTACTATAAGTGCGTGGGGACGTGTGAGGCCTGATTTAGATTGGAATGATACCTGGACCGCATATCTTCAACATTTCGGTGTTGATCATATGATTGGTCTGGCATGGGAGTTAATCCCTTATTCATTCGTTGCGGATTGGTTTACCAATGCGAAAGAACGTATAGATTACTATACGCGTCTCCGCACTGGAGGACCGTTCACAAGTATCAGGGGTCTTTCGGCATCGCTTAAAACTGAGACGCGACTAAGGTTCATGATGAACCCTGGTTACATCCAGTCTCTCGCTGTGCAAATAACGAACCCTGTCAATCCTATGACTATTGGCTCTATGTCAACAGTCACGTACACGCGCTACAACCAGATTCCTGAGACATCGGGTGTTGTTGATTTATCAGCACTCGGTATCTTCCATGCCGTAACAGGTGGTGAATTAATTTACCAACTTTACGGATAGATCCGGAGAGGACCGTATCCTCATTCAAGTACTGCCGAGATAACAACTCGGTATGAACTTAAAGGAGTTCTCCATGTCTTCGATCATTCTCACTAAGTCCGATGGGACTACCGATGTAACGTATACGCTGCAGGCTGCCAATGGTTCGTTGAACGTGTATGCTGATCAGGCGTCGGGACTTGTGTCTCCGGCGACTCTCCGCATTCAGCACGTTCTCCGCCCCGCTGGTGCCAAAGGTACCGATCGTCACCAGATTGTCCTTCAAAAGGCAATCGTGGAAAGTACAACCGACCAGTATTTGGTCGGTAGTCTCTCCATGGTGATGTCGATTCCGCGTAGTAGTGAATTTACGCTCGCCATGGTCAAAGACCTAGTGGCGCAATTCACTTCCTACTTCAACAAGACCGCGAACATTACGTCCTTGTTCAATGGGGCCACCCCTGAGGGTGACTTCAATGTTACTGGGCCGTTCAATCCTTCTATCGCTTAACACACGATAAGAGGGTTTGACCTAAGCTATCCATGCTTAGGGGTGTTCTCGATTTACTGAAGTAAGTCGTACATCAAGTGAGGGTATATCGAAACTGGAGACTTGGAGGGAACCCTATTGGGAGACCTTAAATCGTTCCAGGCGCGATATCTCGCACTCCGTCGTTGTTTGTTTCTCGACGGCACGAGGCATCAGGTACCCTTTCATGAAAAAGATCTTCAAACTATAGCTGAAAGACTACAGTCTGAAGGTACTAGCTTTATCAAGGTGACCCTACCCCTATTGGGTAAGGCCCTCGATCATGGTCTAGTAACAGGGCAGTTTAACTGTCCTGCTAACTTTCGCATGAAACGGAACACATGCCTTCCGGTCTTGTGCCATAGTGTTTTCACTATGATATTTGGTCCGGATGGTATCCTTATGTCTCAGCCTAATTCGGCTTCCATATTCTTCTTGCGGCAATTTCTTCTATTTGACGCCAAACTCGAATTCGAGTCGACGCCAGAGTTGGATGAAATTGCAGTATGTGGTTTCGAGAGTCGGCAACACCTTTTATCAGGTGTTCGCATTCCTCTCGACAACCCCGTACTTATTAGAGCTCGCGCTCTATTAGGCAAGGTTCTTAGTCGTCTTGATCTTTGCGATATAGCCCCAGGACATGGTCCTGGTGCTGTCGCTGAAAGAAAAGACCGCTTTGAACGTTGGGATTTTACCACTTGGCCTGCAAAGGCTGAGCGTTATTATCCCTATCTAGAATACGGAGTTCACTCCCTTAGAGCTTCTCTTGAACGTGGTGTTGGCGTTTCCCTTAGTCGTAAGACTGAGACGCGCTGTTGCCTCGTTCCGAAGGACTTTAGGGGTCCACGACTGATTTCTGCTGAGAATACTGTTAATCAGTATCTCCAACAGGGTCAGATGAAGTCGATAATGGACTATGTTGACAAGCATCCAATCCTTAGCAAGTCTATAAAGCTCCGGGATCAAACCCAGAACCAAAGGCTCGCACAGGTGGCTGCTAGCAGTGATTCTGTAACATTAGATTTATCTAATGCTTCAGACACCGTTTCTGCTGCTCTAGTATGGTATCTCCTTTCGGATTTACCCTTATTAAAGCGTCAGCTTATGTCAACAAGATCTGACTATATGGTTTATTCCAATAGAAAGATCCGAATAGTTGCATTTGCTCCTATGGGTTCAGCAACATGCTTCCCAGTGGAGACACTCGTATTTTGGGCGCTTACTATGGCGTCCTTAATGCTTGTGCGACATCATGATGCTTCTGAAGCTAGCAGAGATGCTAGCTCCTGGAACACCTTCGTTAGTGAACTTGCTTCCCAAGTTAGCGTTTTTGGAGATGATATTATCGTCCCCTCTATCGCGCTTGGACCATTGAGTGGTACACTAGACACTATTGGTTGTCAAGTAAACACGTCAAAGACGTGCTACTCTACTCCCTTTAGGGAATCGTGTGGCACAGAGTGGTTTAATGAATCAGATGTTACGATAATACGTAACAGGAGGTATCATTATGAAGGTCACCGAAAGTTCGAAAACTACCCCATACTGTGCGGACTCCAAAGGAAATTTTTCCTTCGAGGTCTATACAGTACGGCTGATCTACTATCACAGTGGGTTAGAGAAATCTACCCAGCTGCGACAGTATCCATCGCTGACTATGCGTCCGTGGGCCTCGAATCCGCTTCCGAGTTATTATACTCAGGATGCGAGCAAGGAGCTCGTAGATACATGGTCGGGAAGAAGTCTATCGCCGATCGATTTATTGGACGATCTCTGGGCATCTTTACAGATGACAGGGATGTCTCTTATTTCGAAAGAGATAGATTTCCAGTTGATACTTTCCCTGTGTTATTGGGATGGTATAACGAGCTTGACAGTTCGTTACCCCTCCGATATAACAAGGGATATCAACGTATGGAGATCAGAGTTCCTCAAGAATTTCAACGCTTGAGTAACTGGGTATCAGAGGGGTATCCTCGCTTACATGCGAGGCTCTCGTCTGATAAGGCTGATCGGATTGCCATCCGTGATCGCAAGATCAAAATGGCATGGTCGTATCTTCCCTTTTATTCTCTCCTTTCAAAGAGATTAATTAGGTAGATTACGTGGGTGGACTAGTCTTGAATGCTATCA